GCTAATTGCATATTTTGTGGAACAGCATAAGTCAATGTATTTGGTTTGAATGCAACATAAGGTTCTCCTTGATATTGTATTGATTTTAAATCTCCTTTGGTCCAAAGTAAATCACCCTGTAATACATTTTTTATACCTAATTTTTGTAAACTGGTAAATGCTTGTGATAATTTATCTCGTAATCCTTGTTTGCTAGTTTCTCCAGCATCAGGATGATTGCCTGCTATGTCATCTAAACTTTTATTAAGTTTTGCATCTTTGTTAAATGCACTTTTTGTAGCCACGAAAAATTTACCATCTGCTGGATCTGTGCCACAAACTACTGCTGGTGATCCATCCCATTTTAAAGTCACATTAAATTTTTTTGTGCTTGATGTTTTTGCAAGGTTGGCTAAATTTCTTAAAAATGCAACTGCTCGAATGGCACCTGCTTTACCCTGAAATAGGGCTAGATCTTCAAGATGTGTAAGATGAAGATTTGGATTTTCTTGTAATAGATCATTAGCTTTCATTATTGTTAGACTCATTTAGCTTTTTTATACCACGCTCAAATTTCTTTGGATCTGCTGTCTTAATGCTATTCACAAATCTTTTGATTAAGTCTTCAGCAACTGCTTCATCATATGATTCATATATCATTTTAGTTACATTAATCGCTGATGATATAACGTGTCCAGCACGAGTCTCAACTAAATTATTCATATCAGTGCTAGGGACTACTCTACTAATCTCCTGCAATATGCTACGTGTTTGTTTCTTCATATCTCTAAATTACCGCCTTATGAAATATTTATAACATTTTTACAAAAAATTAACAGCATTTATTGGCTATTATCAAACGTTTGACGCTGTGACTTCAATAAATCACGTAAACCTTTAGTAATTTCCGTCTTTTCTGCTACCACCGACGCTTCTGATTTATCAGTTACTGTAGATGATCTTTTCTTAATTGATTGTACTAATGCATCTGATGAAGTTGGCATTATTTCAACATCATCTTCATTAAGGTCTGTAATTCTTAATCTGTCAATATCAAATGCTAAATCAATTTTACTACCCACTCCACCACTTGATCTTGTTTTAATTAATTGTATTTGATATCTTCCACGTTCACGCATAGCTCTGCTTGTAAAAATACCTATTAAGTTGTCTGCTGTATTAATTTTACTAATACCGCCTGCAATATGACTTTGATCATATTCTACTTCTTCAATTGCACCTCTGTTTAACTGAGATGCTGTTACTAATACTATCTGCTGTTCTACAGCAAAGTTTCTTAATTCTTCTGATACAAATTTATCTTTGACAAACATCTCTGATGGAGATATTTTTTTGTTTGTAGGCATCATTAAATCCAAATAGTCTACTAGTACTACATCAGGTTGTTCACCTTTTTGAATAGAATATTCTTTAACATAACTTCTTAAATCATTTGTAGTCGATCCTGATCCCATATACTTAACTTGAAACTTACCTGATTTAGTTTTTTCTAATCTTACTTTTAGATCAACATCATCAATATTTTTAAATATTTCATTTGTTGGAGTTCCTGTAATCATAGCATCAAGTCTCATCGCACTTAATTCTTCACTTAACTCAAATGTAAAATATAGAACATTTAGTCCTTGACTTATCCAGTTCAATGCCAAATTTTGTAAAAATAAACTTTTACCTGCTCCAGATGACCCTGCAAATATAGAAAGTTCACCTTTGTTAAATCCGCCATACAGTTTTTTATCTAATGCTGACCAACCTGTTTTCACTGTACCATTATTATCTTTAAGTGCTAGTAGCCTTGCTTTAGGATCTTCAAAATAATCCGTTCCTAAATCTTTAGTTAATCCAATTCGTACTGCCGCTTTAATTTTTTCTTCAACAGGTCCATACTCACCTTGTTCCAGCATATCAGCTGAATCAATTATTGCTCTTTCTAATGCCTTGTGTCTACAAAATGTTTCAAACTCATCTAAGAACCATTGTTTTTGTGTTTCATCAATATTTGGAACTACTGTTAATTGTAGTTCACATTTGGCGTGAACTTGTTGTATAGTTGGTAGTGTTTGATATTTTTCTGAATGTTCCATAAACATTGTGACTGTGTCAAAATATTTCTTACTAAAAAATTGCGGACTAACGATATTTCTAGCCCTAACAAATAACTCAGGATCAGTTATCATAAACTCTAAAAATAGTTTCTGTAGATCTTCTGTATATACTGTTGGTGCTGACATTAATTTATTATAACCTCATCCGTTTCATTTTGCAAGTATTTCTAAAAATTTGTTTGACCATTCAATTGATCCATCCGTGTTTCCGTCACACTCTTGTCTTTCAATAACTCTTTGGGCTCCAAGTTTATCTAGTTGATTATCTACTTTTTTACCTGCATTACAAAAATTATCGTGGGCTCTATCACCCAATGCAAGTACACCATATTTTAATTTGTTTAATGCAACTCCTTTGGCATCACGAATATCTTCCCAAAAGCCTTGTCCGTTATCAGGCATATCACCTTCTCCAGTGGTTGACGTAACAATAGCAACTCTTGTTAACTCTTGTAGTTCACTTAATGAAACATCATCTAATTCTTTTAGGTCTGCTTCAATACCTTTTTCTTTTGCTATGTCATTTAATTGGTTAGCTACCATTTCGGCATTACCCCACATAGACGCCCATAAAATATTCAATCTGTCACTCATATATTTTTACTCCTAATAAGTTGATACAATCTTATCTGCAATTCCATATTTTACTGCCTCTTTGGCACTCAACCATCTGTCTTCAGGTGGTAGTAAAATATCTCTAACTTTCTTTTCACTCAAACCAGTACACTTCTTATAATGTTCTAACATTCTTGCTGTACTCAATTCAAATTCTCTAACCCTTGCAAATAGTTCGTGTTCCTTACCACCTGATCCCCAACTGTATTGGTGTGATAGGATACTTGTATTTGGTGTGATAACTCTTCTGCCTTTTGTTCCACTCATAAACGTTAATAAGCCACAACTTGCAATCATACCAATTCCTACTGTCTTTACAGGTATGGCTGATCCTTTCATTGTGTCGATCAATGCAAATGCAGAATGCACTTGTCCACCAGGTGAGTTAATAACCAATGTTAATTCTTTTGGTCTTTGTGTGTTTGGCATTAAATTCTTTTCTATAATTGCTTGAATTACAGGCTTTGTTGTTTGACTATCGAAACCATCGCTGAAATACATTATACCAGCATCCCACATCATCATACCTGGTTGCATTGGTTGTTGTTGTGTTTTTGGTTGTGAGTTCTTATCTTTATTACTTTCTTTAACCATTTGTGGCTCCTATTGTTTTTAAAACTTTAATTTTTGCTACATTACCTATAGCACCATTTATTACTGATTGTACTGTATACAATCTTCCATATTTGTTTACTGCTTCTGCACAATCTTTAATATTATCTTCCCATTGTGGAAAGCTTACTAGCCAATTGTTTTCTACAGCAACATCAATTAAATTTCCTCCAGACTTATCTCTGTCCGGACACACAATGACAGTCTTGTCAGTGCTATTAATTAATTCTATTTGTCCTTGTGTAAGTTTATTTCCTAAAGAACTTACGGAATCTATTGCAAGTGCATCTAACACACCTTCTGCTATTATAAGATATTTTCTATCATTATACAAGTGATCAAAATTATAAATGTATCCAGGTTGTACCACTGAATAATACTTTGGTACATTTTCATAATTTTTTATAATTCTAGCTGTGTATCCTACTAACTTTCCATTAGCATAAAATGGAACAATTACTCTTTCATTGATTTTCATATAAGGATCAGTACTCCAATAAAATTTATCATAAAAGTCCAATCCTCTATCCATTAAATATTTGTAAACAAATAAAGCATTGACCGGTGGGTTGGCCCCTTTTACAATTTCACTCAATAATACCGAATTATTTGGTAATTGCTTTTCTTCAAAATCAACTATGTGAGTTGTTTGCTTATTAATTGTTACATCATCTTCTTTTTCCTTCATTGCAATCAGTTGTAATTCTTTTACTGTTGCCTCAGGAACACCTATGTTGATTAATAAGTCACGCATTTTACGTCCTATTAATCTTCCAGCAGTATAGGATGCCTTGTATCCACAATTAAAACAATGATAACTAGAAACTTCACTAAACTTAAATCCACCACGTCTTCTTTTATCAGCGGTGTGTCCTTGTGTTACACACATTGGACAATTAATAGTATGCCAGCCTGATGGCGTTTTTTTATGTTTGCCGCCAAGAAATGCTAATATTGTAGATTGTAAGTTCATTAAATTATTATACTTGAAAGTTAGTTAAAAGTCAATTATTTTAAGCTTTGTATGTATTAACACCAATATCGTGGGTTTCTAATTTAAACCTATTTTGTCCTACTTCTGCTCTGGTTATTTCAGAAACGATATCGTTAAAATTTATTCTTTTTTCTAAAGCCATTTTCCATATTGCTTCTACTCGCGGTCCAGTGGTTTCTATGAGTTTAAAAGTTTGCTCTACTGAACGCAATACATTAACTTGGTTATCAGCAATCAACGTGTTTCCAAGTTTTGTAATACCAGATGGAATTAAATCTATGTTGTTCACTCTCAATAACGCCATTGGAGCATCATTTATATTACTTTCCCAAATACATCCATCATTAAAACTGACAACTATTTCTGGTTTTAATCTAACTATTTCTTTTGCCCTATCAAAGTCAATGTATTTGTCTGTCACAAGAACTGCATCTTTTGGATCATCTACAATGTCAATGTGATAGTATTTGAAAAATTGTTTGAAACTTTCATCATAATCATAATCAAAACATACAGATAGCAAATTCCTTCCAAGAGATTTTTTTGTCGCCAATATTGTATGTAGCAATCCCATATAATCTGGTTCATACCTATCTACATCTTCTGGCCAATATACATCTTTTAATTTTTTCACGATGTTTTCTGATATACTCGATGATGGATATATCTTTAAATTATGTGACTTTGTTAGGAAGTTAACCAAATATATTATGTTCTTTTCAATAGCTTTACCATTTAGACCAAAATCATTTGCAATTACTAAAGATATGATATCAAAAGGTTGGCCTGATGTCATACGTTTTGTGTAATCATTGAAAGCTATGTTATGAGAACGAATTTTAAAATCGTCCGCATCTATAAATGTTGTAAAAGATAGATGTACTATTTTTTGACGATCAGTCTTTAAATTACTTTGCGAATAAGCATAGTAACATTTTTTATATTCTGGTTCTATGTGGCTGTATAAAATGTCAAACATTAATTTCTTAGTAACATTTGATCAAAGGTCCCTGCGTTTCCGCCAGCTGGTTTATATTTTACTCTAATCCATCTTACAGCAGTTTCAAATTGAAAAGGTTCAATTATTTGATCAGCTGAAGCTGGAGTAAATGTTGTTGATACTGCTCCCATACCTTGGATCGGTATCACAAACCAATCATCATCATCAGCACTAGCACTATCATCTAAGTTACCTTCGATTGCTACTTCACCATTAAAGTTTGTAGTGTAAATTGCTATTGTGTGAGCTCTTGACGTAAGGTTCTGTTCTGCCGCACCTGATAAGTTGTTACTGTAATACCAAGTATTTCTAAGTGTAAAAGAACTTGCTACTTTTGTTGGTCTTGTAGTTGGGAAACTATCGCCTTTGATTTCTACTACTCCTACTGCATCACCGGCTCTATCTGTGTAAACTAATTGTTTTGCGCCGGATGAATCTTGTACGTATGCTGAAAAGTGATACAAGCCCGGTGCTAAATTATATA